TTTCAAAGTCTGCTCTAGATCCATATAGTTCTTTGATTTGTTGATCCTCATTTGTGTCCTTAATTTCTTTTGAAAGCACCATAGATTTCTCAATATATAATCCACCTACTTTCCCCCGCAGCTCCTCACACTTTGCAACAACTCCATATTGACCTTTGATCCGAGCTTCATCTCTAATTTTTGTAAGCATAGCCAAGTGTTTATCTCTATCGATATCCCATTGCTCACGCAGCATGGCAAGTCTGTTTTGTATTTCTAAACTACGTTAGGATTTTTTTGTGGGTTTAACAATTCACTAGCTCTAGTGTGAGCTCCAGCAGCACCAAAGCCAGCGTCGATTGCGCATTGTGTTGCTGATTTTTCTCCGTACCTAGAACAGTAAATACTTACAAACTTTTCTTGCATTGAAGTTAATGGAGCGGGGCCCGTCTTTTCCCTCTCTGCTTTTAGTTCCCTATATTGTTTTAATATTTCCTTTTCTTTGTCTTTTGTTTTTTTAGATTTCTTAATGACAAATTCGTCGTTCATACTCTTTTGCAATCGCTTATGGCCGCTAAAGAAATCATCTGTTGGTTTTTTCATATGTTCTCCTATTTTAGTTTTAGAATTTGATATGCTGATCCGTTCTCTCTACGGACATCAATCAATCCTGATTTTTTTAGTTTTCTCAAAATCCCAGCCTTTGTTTGCCTATGCATTTCAATTCCCTGTTCCCAAAGCGCAGCATTAGAAATCGAGATCCAATAATTATGGTTTGGGGTTTTCTGTTGCCTTTTCATCATTTCATTTTTCCACGTATAGAACATATAAATCTCAATTGCATTTAAACCAGCAACTTGCCTCCAACGAGCTTTCTCGAAGTTTTTGAAATTCATAACGAAGTGATTTAGTTTTTTGCCAGTGTTGCTCATAGGTCATAGGGTATAAATATATAATCTTATTAAATAATTATTATATTGTGCGGTAGATGAGTTATGCGACTACCCCTGTCGATTTATTCGACGGGTGTCTGATAATTGTCATCATTCGTTCAAACTTTATTTGTTCCTCCTTATCTTGTTTAAAATTACTTTTGATCGGTGTTATATCGACAGGACAAACATTTCCGTCCATAACTAATCGAGAAGCGTTCTCCATGATTTGAGAAACTTTTTTCTCTGTGTCGTGAAATTTGTTTGATTTACATTGAACGATAATTCCGTCGTGTATCAGTGCATTAACTTCAATATCCTCTTTGACTAATCCAATTAAAGCTAGTCTCAACATTTCGCTGCCGTGTGCCTGTATTGGAAAATTAAATAAAGATCTTGGATTAATTTTATCCTCTTTACTGATCCAATATCTCCAACCAAACTTTGTAGACATATAACCTCTAACCATTGCTCTATTGACTAGGCTATCAATCCATTCAAAATAAATACAAAAACGATTTTTAATATCCTGTTGAATTTTTACAGCTTCATCAATCGAGATATCTAATTGCGCAGCAAGAGACTTTGCCCCCTGACCATAAAGCGTTGCCAGCAAAACAACTTTATAATTATTTCTAATAACAGGGTGGGACGCTTTGATTGCTCCTTTCGGCGCAGCTCCTGACTTGATCGCAATTGTCATATAGATATCCTCTGTTCTATAATCTGAAATCATTTTATGATCGTTGGAGAGATAAGCAGCTATTGCAATCTCTTGACCTTTCCAATCAGCGCTTATCAATGCGCAATCATCATTTGGTTTTACTATGTTCCGCATTGGCTTTGCCGTATTAAAAGGATAGCGGGACGTTGATTGATTTGTCCGCCCTGTATTTGTGCCGAACATATTTAATCCTGTTCTAGCTCTGCCGTCGGGGCCTACAATAAATCCTTTTAGTTTCTGACTATCTACAAACTCTTTGCAAAAATATAATTCACTAATAGTTTCATTCTCTTGCGCAAATTTATAAATAACTTTTTCCGTAGTAGACAGCTGCCCGCTAGGAGTACAAGGCCAACGATCTAATAAGTCGAGGCGGGCAACGAGAGCTTTGAATTTTTTTTGACTAAAAACTCCGTTATCGTAGACATTCAATCTTGAATTAATATCCTCAACAATTTTCTCTTTTGCCATTGGGAAGTTATTAGAGATCTCTCCATATAAAAAACTATCTATTGGAATTCCATTATGCTCTACAACAGCAGTGTATGCCATTGATAGTCCGTGGAATAATGCGTGCTGAATTATCTCTCTAGGCCCTTTGTTAGTAAAAGTTTCTTCAATATCTTTTAGCTGCGCATAGAATACTTTTTCCAAAGTTAAAACATCTTGTAAGCAGTAATCTAAAATATCTCCAATTGGGTGTTCGGGGTTATGTAATATCTGTTCAATCTCCCATTGCTTTCGATCCTCCGACATACATTCAATGCCGTATCTCTTTGCAGTTCGTATCAATCCAAAAGCACCTTTGCCCCCGGCTATTCTTCCAAGATAAAGTTTTTTATTTTCAATAAAGCAGTCCCACCAATTTTGAGGAATAGTTATTCCTAGATTTTTAAAACAGGCAGCCTCTGCAACAACGTTGTAAGCAACAAACAAAGATCTCTTGGCTTTACATGGTGGGAGTTTATTTAAATCGTCTCCATAGTGTTTGAATACTTGTTGAGATTTTAAACCTTTATAAACCGCACAGACGACAGAGGGTCTTTCGCCTTTGTCTTTGAGATCCTGTCTAAACTCTGTATCTACAAAAAATATCTCATCAAAGTTTTCTTTTAATACTTCTAAAATCATTAATCTTCCTTTGACATATCTATTCCGAAGCAATTTATGAAAGGAGCTTTTTTTGGTTTATGCTTCTCATCTTTTTCAGTCCAAAGTTCTTTTCCGTCTTTTGTTGGCTCCACACTATTAATTTTAAATCCTATTGTGGGGCCGCTATCTAACGTCCAATCCTCTAGCTGCCCATTGTCATAATCCTCATTTAATAACTCTCTAGCGTCCATTTCATTTTTGCCTTCAACAACAATTTCGTGAGAATATATTATCGAATATTTAAATTTAAATTTTTTCATTAGACTTTCCTCCCTATGCTTTGAATTAAAAAATGATCCTCACTATCAACAACTCTTTTTAAGAAAGCCTTTTCAATAGCTTCGGTGTAATCGATCGGTGGAATATTATTAAAAGGATCTTTTGTTTCTGATCTATTTCGTTCCGTCATTTCCAAGTGCACATAGCATTTCTGTACTTTGTCTGATTGTATTTGCGTCCATTCTTTTAGAGCAGCTAAAGCAATCTTTTTTGCGCTATCGTGCCAATTGTTTTGGTATTCGGGATTATAATTTACAGGCCAAATAAAAGGGATCTTTCGTGTTGTATATCCGTACGTTAAAACTGAACGTGTATAGGGTTTCAAATAGTCCTTATAGGCTTCCGCCATGTTGGGAGCTAAAATATACTTTTGGTTTTCTCCTCTTGCGTCGGGTTGTGTTGTTATAATTACATTTACAAAACTCTTAAATCCCTCTCCTAAATCAAATAATTTAAACCATTCATTTGGTTGAGGTTTATCGCAACGAATAATGTCATAGACCTTTTGGCCTCTTAATCCGTCGTCAAAATCATCTGCTATCTGTAATTTGGTAAGGTCGAATAGTGGTTTCTTTTTTGTATCGTCGTTGGGCATAATGTTTCCGTTTCTGTTAGGGGTATTAATTTTTCAAATCTTTAAGCTCCCTTTTTAACTTTAAGATTATCTGCTGCTGCTGCATTGTTAGCTGTTGTAAATGTTCAGTTATTTTTAGCAGCATTGACCAACTCTGCTGCTCAAAGTGAGGAGAGTTAATATCAATTCTTTTTACGTCGTTAATTAAATTTTTTTTCATAAGAAGTTATTTGTATTCCGAGAGCTCTGATTTTATCTTGGTAGTCGTCTATATCGATTGACTGTTCTTGAATTAGTTTAGCGAGATATTCTTGGCTCAACTGATACTTAACTAATAGATCGTCTTTAGATCTTATTTCTCTCTGATTTTTTTCAATGATTTTAGTTAGTCGATCGATAGCCTTTTCGTATTTTTCAACTAGCTTTAGTCTTTCGACATTTGCTTTGTTCAACATATCGAACAAAGTTCTAGCGTCATAGCTCATCTCGATAGTCTTGTTAGACCAATTTTTAACATAACGAGGTTTGTGTGGTTTATGAATTCCTTTTGCTCTGTTGGTTTTCATATACTCACGCATATAGGCTTTTCGTTTTTCTTGTTTTGCTTTTAGCTCTTTCCATTCCTCTGCAAACTTTTTATTCATCAAGGCCCTCCATTTTTAATCTTAAATTTCCTAGTCCTTTGTCTCCTAAATCTTTCACAATCTGCTGCCTTTTTATTTCTCCAGCAGCTCTTGCTCTGTCCTCAATTAATTTTCTTACATCAACAGGGGGTTTCTCTTTTACAACTTTAGGCTCAACTTTATTTGGTATGATAGGTTTTAAGAGCTGCGCTTTATACAGATCTGCTTTAAACGCTTTCTTTTCAAAATTATAATCTTTGTAAGACTTCCGAAGCTCTGCTTTCTCTTTTGGATCAGCAGCAGCGTAAAAAATATCCATATCATTTAATCTACGTTTATTATTTTTAGGGCCTTTAATTTTCATTCTGTTTAGAGAGTTTGTAAATATTTTCCCCTCTCGATAATCTTTTTCTAATATCTTTTCATAGTCGGCAGCCTTTTGATCAGCAGCGAAAGCTTCTTTGAAAGTACTTAACGGGCCTCTCTTATCTCCCTTTTCAAAAGTTCCTAGCGTTGAATTGTATGTTGGCAGCTGATCGTTCTTTGCTCTAAACTTATTTAATTGTTCTGATATTTCATAAACGTCGGGGCTGCGTTTATTATTTTTTCCATAAGGATCATATTCCGCAATCATTTTCATTGTTGCGGGGTCATCATTCTTAACATTATCAACGTATCTTAATAATGCTTTGTCTTTGTCTGTTAATTTTTCTTTATTGTAATTTCGCATAACGTAATTTCCTTAAAGTGCTTTGTTAATTATTAATTCCTCCAGCTTCTCCAGCATTTCTTTTTCTGACATGCCGTCTAACTGTTTTTCTGAGTAGAATTTTGAAAGGTATGGAGCGATATCATCTACACTAGCCATTTTAATATTTTCTCCTTTTTCTAGTTTGCCTTTGTACCAATTGAATATTGGGGAGCTGGGTTTTAAATAATCTAAAAGATTAATTATTTCAGCAGTAGGTTTTTGCTCTAGCGGCAGCTCTAATTGTACTCCGCCACCTTTTTTATATCCGTACAGGCCCTTATCAATCATTTGGTTTTCTCCCTTTCTTCTCCGCCCAATCCATAACTTTCAGTTTGTTGTATCTGACAGATCCTCCAATTTTGGAGTAGGGGATAAAGTTAATTCCAACTGATCTTTGTTTTCTTAAAGTGTTAGGTTTTATTTGTAGGTATTCAGCAACCCATTTTTCATCAGTCCAATTTTCAGGACTAGAAGTGTCTATATTTGTTTCTGTTATATTTTTCATAACAGACAACTAGCATTGATTTTATATATAGCAACGTAGCAACGTGTAGGGCGTTGCTATCTTAATTTACACAAAAATACAGAAATTTATCTAACGAAGTACTTTTTGAGGATCTTTTGAATAGAAGCTGCTTTTGAGTATTTGGAAATAAATCTATCCCAGCTTTTGTGTTCTTTAATCCTTTTATATTTTAGAGGGATAGTATTTCTCAAACTTCTTAATTTTTCACTTATAGTTTTTTTCTTATGACCTTTAGCTGCTTTCAATTGTTTCAGTAGATCCTTACAAGTCGAGCCAACTAAAAACGGATAGTGCCGCATGATATAGGTTTGAGTTTCATAAGGCGTCTCATCTTTGGGCAATCTATTATGATAAACAGTGCATAGAGCAAAAGTTAGAAAAGGAGTGTTGCCATAAAACTCTGATAAAAACATTTGGTTTAAAACTTTGGAAACTTGCTTTGGAGAATAATTAAATAGTCTAGCTTCTTTGATCACGTCCTCCCAAGATACCTGATCTTTTTTATATGCTTGCAGTGAGCCTAGGCCCTGATCCGTTTTTGATATTCCCATTTAACAGGGAGAATAAAACAGGGCCCACGAACAAGCAACGGCTAATTATCTCCCCGTTGCTATATATCTCGCCACACTTTCCGAAGTTTCTTTATTTCTCTCCTCGTCAATTTGAGAATAGAGCTCCGCCATTCGTAAAGTTTTCCAACCTCCAGCGTCCATAATATCTTTGATATTATTATTTCTAGCTTTCAAACCATTAGTGGCCCAAGAGTGTCGAAGCATATACAACGGCAGCTTTCGCAAGTTTGTACTAAACAAAATCGCTTTCCAAGTTTTATCTATATCGTGAACATAAGGAAGTTTGCTCTCACGTGTTGAGGGGAAAACATATCCTTTTTGAGAGTGATATCTTTTCTTTCTCTCCAATCTAAATTTATATTTTCCAAACTCTCTTAACTTTCTAAAGATCCATTGAACATAAACATTAGTTTTATATTTTACAGGCTTCTTACTGTTTTTAGATCTAGGCAGTATCACTTCATCAATATCGATCTGTGACCATTTTAAATTTAGTATTTCGTTTCGATATCGTCTGCCCAAAAACATTGAAGCGAGGATCGCCATTAGAGCTACATAATTTCTTGGATAAGGTTTAGCTGTCGTTCCGTTGTTGTATTTTACAACACGCAGCGTTGCTCTTTTCATAACTTCTTTTCTGATTATCCGCAGCTCTCTGTTGTCATAGACCTTATGCATATCAGTTCTATGCAGCTCCTGATTTCTCTCATTCTCCCAATCAAGCAGCGCAAAGTTATCAGCTACTTTCCATTCAGTTTTTTTCATAGCCCATTTAACAATTAGTTTTAAATCATCTAATACTCTGTTGGCCATGTAAGGAGATCCGCTTTTAGTTATCGCCGTATGATATCTAATTATATCGTCGTGAGTAATTAAATGGATCTGTTTTTCTTTAATATTTAGATCTAAATATTTAGAGAGAACATAGTTCTGCAGCTTCTTTGATTTAGGATTTAAATAAAACCAAACCTTAAATCTAGCTTCAAGATCCTTTTTAGTAGTGTCTCTGAAAGCATTGCTAACGTTCATCACATCAGTTTTCCATTGAGCAATAGCCGCTTCAAATGTTGGGATAGCTTTGTTAGCTTCGAACGTAGATTTAGGATCAGTACCTAGTCTAATTCCTTGTTTGATTTTATCGACTATGGAGCGAGCAGCCTCAACTTTCCAATCAGGGAATTGACCTATGATCTGCTTATCAGTTCCCCCTTTCATTCTGCCTTTGCTATCAGGTTTTTTTCTTAATTTATTTTTGTTGTACCATTGATAAAAAAAGCTGACAGATCCTCCCTTATTAACCTTGGCTTTTAGTCCAACCTTTTCTGTATCGCTATAAACAGTTTCGACATAGTTTCCTTTGTCATCAACTTTTCTTTTCAGCTGTCTGATAATAGAATTAGATAATTTAATCCTACCTTGATCGTTGATCTGTTCTTCAATTGTCTTTGGGGGTTTGTTATGGCCCAATTTATTTCTTTCTTGCATAAGTTTTCTCCTATTAGATTTATTAACTCGAATACGGAAAAACAAGAGTTTGGACGATAGCAACGTTGTTGCGTTGCTAACCCTTTTGAGTAATAGCCGAGGAATAGAACATTCAACATTGCCAACGTTTTGAGGTACGGCATAGGGATAGACTTTGTTCCACATACGTACACAACATTTCCAATCTGACATTCCATACTCATCTTGCTTTCTCCGTTCTATGCGGTTAAATTGGATTTACAAATGCCAAGCGGGCATAGCTCAGTGGTAGAGCGTCTCGTTGCCAACCATATCTGCCAAAAAACTTTTTTTTGCAAATCCATTAGGTTTAACAGCACTTATAGACTATCAACATTATCCCATATGATCAAGCAAGGAACGGCATAGTAATAGACAAATGTAGTTAATCCGCAATTAACAAGCATTAACACCAATTAAATAGCAACGCATTAGCCAATCCACGTTGCTAAAAGGCCTTTGTTTATGCGGTTTATTACAGGGGGTTTTGCTGCCTTATTGTGGCGCTGTTGCGCCGCTCTAACGCCTCCGTGTTGCTGTTGCAACACTCCGTCTGTTCTCACGTTGCTAGTTAAAGCTCCTAGGATCAACGGAGAGCTCCGTCCTTTCACGTGAAGCCCTGTCTACCAAAAAGGATCCTAAACGTTTTCTGTGTATGCTTTCCGTTCGACTAACCACCCTTTGTAGAGAGACCCTAGTCATGTACAGATCTACCTTTAGTCTGTGTTTTACTCATACGATCTCAATTGTGAAAGTTATTTTGTGATTGCTTAAAAAAAATAAAAATTTTAAGAATAGGGAGGTAGGGTAAAAAAATTTCTACCAAATTAGAAAGGATAAATTGTGAAGTTAGTTAAGTGCATAGATTGCGGAGACAGTAAGGAGATCTTAATTGAAATAAATAGTTTCGATCAAGAGTTTCTTTGCAAGCCTTGTTATAATTTAAAAAATTCAACAAACTATTTCCTACGCAAGCAAGAGGATCGAGAGAGCCAAGAGCCAAGTTTATTTGATCAGGTATAAAGCAGCGGGCGTCGAGGAAATTTGTAGTGGGCCAAGCCTTAAAAATATTTGGGAATATCACAGAAAGACTTGACCCGAAAACGTTATGCATAATTAATATATAATCTTTTAATCACGGATCAATGAACAATCTTTCAATCCGTTAGTTTCCGTTAGACTTTGAATGTTTGTGATAGTGGCAAGGATCAGGCAAAAAGGAACGAGGATCAAGCTAAACCCCCTCTCTTGGAGAGGTCTGAAAACTTTTGATTTGTGATTAACGAGTTTTCTTAAAGCTCCTTTCTCTTTCAGCTTTTCTTTTAGCATTATACCTGTCCAATTCTTCCTGACCTTTAATCCGCTCTTTTTCCTTTTCCGATAGTTCAATTTCAGCGTCCTCGTAAAGATCTGATTTTTCTTCGGGGAACATATCCTCTGCCATTAGATACATAGCCTTTTCAAAGTCTGCTCTAGATCCATATAGTTCTTTGATTTGTTGATCCTCATTCGTGTCCTTAATTTCTTTTGAAAGCACCATAGATTTTTCAATATATAATCCGCCTACTTTCCCCCGCAGCTCCTCACACTTCGCAACAACTCCATACTGACCTTTGATCCGAGCTTCATCTCTAATTTTTGTAAGCATA